ACAGACGGCTTTTGCTCAAAAAAAGGTCAATGCGAATTCTCACAAAAAGACGAAACGATAATAGACCAAGTGAGAGAGCTTCTTGCAAGTCTTGGCATTAAGAATAGCAAAACAAGAAAAACTATAAGAAGCAACGGCAAAGAGTGTTACGCCTTCAGCGTTAAATTCTATACAGATAAAAAAATGCCTTGCTTTAGATTGACGAGAAAAGCAGAACGGCTGAAAGATACACTCTCGGAGCGAATGAACGCAAAGAGCATTGTGTCTATTGATAAAATACCGACCGAGCCTTCAAAGTGCATTATGGTCGATAATGACAGTCATTTATATCTTGTCGGCAGAAACTATACGGCAACGCATAACACTTTATTTGCTTCGGGCATTGCCGAGTATATGACCTATCTTGACGATTACGGCGCAAGAGTATATTTTGTCGCTCCGAGATTGGAACAGGCTCGGCTTTGCTTTAATGCTTTTTGGCAATCAATATCAAAAGAGGACGAGTTAAACGCTTTAACAAAAAAGCGGAGAACGGACATATATGTTGAGAGCAAGAACGCAACGGCTCAGCCTTTGGCGTTCTCACAGAAAAAGTCAGACGGCTTCAATATTTCTTGTTGTATCGCTGACGAGGTCGCAGCGTGGCAAGGTAACGCCGGACTTCGATTCTATGAAGTAATCAAATCGTCTTTCGGCTCACGCCGTCAGCCTTTGCTTTTATCAATCACAACGGCAAACTTTGAGAGCGGCGGAATATATGACGAGCTTATAAAAAGATGCACAATGGTTTTGAACGGAACGAGCAAGGAAACAAGGCTCGCTCCGTTTATTTATGACATAGATGACCCGTTAAAGTGGAACGATATAAACGAGTTAAGAAAATCAAATCCGAACTTAAATGTATCTGTAACCGTTGACTATCTTCTTGAAGAAATAGCAATAGCGGAAAGCTCAATATCAAAAAAAGCGGAATTCTTAACGAAATATTGCAACATAAAGCAATCAAGCGAGGCAGCTTGGCTCAACGCTCTCGATGTCAAAAAGAATTTCAGCGAAAACGAATTGCATTTTGAGGATTTCAAAAATTGTTATTGTGTCGGCGGAATAGACCTCTCGCAGACAACGGACTTGACCGCCTGCGACATTGTAATTGAGAAAGACGAAAAGCTTTATGTTTTTACGCAGTTTTTTATGCCCTCGGAAAAAATCGAGGAAGCGACGGAACGAGACGGAGTGCCTTATCAGCTCTATATCAACAAAGGATGGATAACGCCCTCGGGCGACAATTTTGTCGATTATCAAGATTGCTATAAATGGTTTACGGACTTAATCGAAACTTACAAGATATACCCGTTAAAAATCGGTTATGACAGATATTCAGCGCAATATTTGATTTCAGACCTTAAAGCATACGGCTTTAATTGCGATGATGTTTTTCAAGGCAAGAATCTAACACCCGTCATAGATGAAACCGAAGGCGCAATAAAAGACGGTCAATTCGATTTCGGAAATAATGACCTTATGAAAATGCACTTATTGGATGCAGGCGTAAAAATGAACAACAATACAGGCAGGCGCAGACTTATAAAAACCTTTGCAACGGGCAGAATTGACGGAACGGCTGCACTGCTCGATGCGATGTGCGTTCGTCAAAAATGGTATGGAGAAATCGGCGAACAGTTAAAAAATAGGAGGTAATACAATGGGACTTTTTGACCGCCTTTTCGGGCGACAGAAAATACTCCCGAATGCCGAGATTTTTCAAACGCTTACAGGCTATCAGCCCGTTTTCTATAATTGGAACGGGATGCTTTATGAGAGCGAGAAAATTCGGGCGGCAATAGATGCGAGGGCAAGACACATATCAAAGCTCAAAGTTGAATTTACAGGGGCAGCACTTCCGAACTTAAAAACGAAAATGAAATCCGCACCGAATGAATTTCAATCTTGGGGTCAATTCCTTTACAGGCTTTCGACAATACTCGATATGCAAAACACCGCTTATATTTTGCCGATTATTCGATATGGTGAAATGTTAGGCTACTATCCCGTTTTGCCTTCCTCTTGTCAGATAATCGACAGCAACGGCACACTTTATTTGCGATATCAGTTTTTAAACGGGCAGGTCGGAGCGGTTGAATATTCAAGGTGCGGAATACTGACAAAATTTCAGTATGATGACGATTTCTTTGGCTCTTCAAATTTAGCCTTAAAGCCGACAATGAACTTGATTACAATGCAGAATCAAGCAATAAACGAAGGCATTAAATCGTCAGCGACATTTCGCTTTATGGCAACGCTTACGAACTTTAAAAACGAGGATGACCTCGCAAAAGAACAGGCGAACTTTACAAAAACGAACTTGAAATCTGACGCAGGCGGAATGCTTCTGTTCCCGAACACCTATAAAGATGTCAAGCAGATAAATTCAAACCCGTTTACAGTTGATGCCGAGCAGATGAAGCTTATAAACGAGAATATCTATAACTATTTCGGCGTAAATGAAAATATTTTGCAAAACAAGGCGATGGGCGATGAGCTCGACGCCTTTTTTAATGGCGCAATTGAGCCGTTTTCAATTCAGCTTTCGGATGTAATGACCTTAATGACCTTTACAAAGATAGAGCGGAGTAACGGCAACAAGGTTATGGTAACAGCAAACAGGCTGCAATATATGAGCGTTGACAAGAAAATTCAAATGGCGCAGCAGATGGGCGACAGAGGAATAATGACAATTAACGAAATAAGAGAGCTATTCAATTATGCGCCTTTAGAGGACGGCGACAGGGCGACAATAAGAGGCGAATATTATTTCACAGACGAGCCGAGAGGAACGGAGGAAAACAATGGCAATTAGAACTGATAGAGAATACAGAAATGTTGAGCTTCGGGAATTCGAACTCAAAGACAATGATTATATCGTTGAAGGCTATGCGACAACCTTCGATGACCCGTATTTATTGCTTGAATTTGACGGCGTTAAATATTATGAGCAGATATCAAAGAACGCCTTTGACGAAGCAGATATGAGCGATGTCATTTTCTTGTATGACCACGAGGGAATGGTTTTTGCAAGGCTTTCAAATGAAACATTAAAGCTTGAGCTTGACGAAAGAGGCTTAAAGGTAACGGCTGACTTGTCAAGCACAACGCAGTCAAGGGAAATGTATGAAGCAATAAAAACGGGATTGGTTACAAAAATGTCTTGGGCATTCACCGTAAGAGAGGACGCTTGGGATGATGCAACAAACACCCGAACAATTTTAAAAGTTAAAAAAGTTTATGATGTGTCGGCGGTTAGCATTCCTGCAAACCCCGACACTTCTATATCTGCCCGTTCGTATGTTGACGGAGTGATTAGCAGACGGGAAGCGGAGAGACTTCAGAGGCAGAAAGAAATAAATAAAATCAAAATCAAATTGAAATTAGGAGGACTTTCTTAATGGAAATCAGAGAAATGCAGATGTCAGATATTGAGGCTCGCAAGGCTGAAATTGAAACAATGCTCAACAATGAGGATGCTGACCTTGACGCCCTCAACGCAGAAGTTGACGAGCTTAACAAGAGAGCATCGGAAATCAAGGAAGAAGCAGAAAAGAGAGATGCCCTTCTTTCTGCTATTGCAGAACACAGAGAGGGCATAGTTATAGCAGAACAGAAAGAGGAAAAATCAATGAGCAACACAGTTGAAATCAGAAACACAAAAGAGTACATCGAAGCATATGCAAACTATATTAAGACAGGCAAGGCAGACGAGTGCAGAGCACTTCTCACCGAGAATGTAACAGGCGGCACAATTCCCGTTCCCGAGTTTGTATATGAAACCGTAAAGAGAGCATGGGAGAGAGAGGGCATTATGACCCTTGTTAACAGAGTTTCTCTGCCCGGCAATCTTAAGGTAGGCTTTGAGATTTCTGCAACAGACGCAGAAATCCATATCGAAGGCACAGAAGCTCCCGAAGAGGAAAAGCTCACCCTCGGCGTTGTTACACTTGTTCCGCAGTCAATCAAGAAGTGGATTACAATTTCCGACGAAGCTATTGACCTCGGCGGTGAGGCATTCCTTCGCTATATCTACGAAGAGCTTACACACAAAATCGCAAAGAAGGCTGCTGACGAAGTAATTGCCAAGATTGAGGCATCACCTGCAACCTCAGGCGCAAATGCTCCTGCCGTTCCCGTACTCAAGCAGGATATGGGTCTCGGCACAGTAACAAGCGCAATCGGTTTGCTTTCCGACGAGGCAACAGACATCACCCTTGTTATGAACAAGTCAACATGGGCAGATTTCAGAGCTCTCGCATTACAGGCAAATTATCCGCTTGACATATTTGACGAGCGCAGAGTTGTATTTAACAACACAATCAAGGCTTACAGCGAAGCAGCCGAGAACGAAACCTACATTATTGTCGGCGACCTTGCATACGGCGTTACTGTTAACCTTCCTAACGGCGACGATATCACAATCAAGTATGATGACCTCTCACTTGCAGAGTCTGACCTTGTTAAGATTGTCGGCAGAATGTATGCAGGCATCGGCGTTGTAGCACCTAACGCACTTGTTAAGGTTACAAAGGGAGCTTAAAAAAACACACGGGCGAGGGCAACCTCGCCCTTCTTTTCAAAGGGTGAAAATCTATGCTTAACAAAGTAAAAACGGCTTTGCGAATAACTAACAACCGATTTGACGAACAGATAACGGACTTAATCGAAAGCGCAAAGGCAGACCTCGGAATAGTTGCAGAAATTGTCGAGCCGACAGACGCATTGACAAGAGAAGCAATTATAACATATTGTCGCTTGCATTTCGGGCAACCCGACGATTATGACCGTTTAGAGCGTTCATATTGGGAGCAGAAAGCACAGTTAAGAGCAAATCCGAAATACAAGGAGGCTGACGATGGACAGGTCTGATATTTTAACGCTTATCAAGGTTACATACAGACAAGACGAAATCGGTCAGCAAATTCCCTTATACACAAAAAAAGAGGTCTTTTGCGATGTTACATCGGTTTCAAGGGCGGAATGGTACGATGCAGGACGGAACGGCTTTAACCCCGATTTTCGTTTTGTAATAAACCGCTACGATTACGAAGGCGAAACAGAATGCGAATTCAATGGCACAAGATATGGCATATATCGGACATATTTCGGCAGGACGGATGACCTTGAATTATATGTTCAGAAAAAGGCAGGAATTGACAATGGGACTTGCTGACGAGGTAATGGATGCGTTAAACGAATTCGCAGACATTGAAGTACAAACAATGCAAGATGTGTTTCTGCAAGTAGGTAAAGAAACCGCCGAGGAATTAAAACGGACATCTCCACGGATGGACTCATCCCGTGGCGGAGCTTATGCGAAAGATTGGAAATACAAACGCACTACAACAAATAGAAAAGGTGCTTCAAGGTATGCGGATGTAGTTATTTATAACGCAAAACATTATCAGCTAACACACCTTTTAGAAAACGGACATATAAAAGTCTTATGGGGAAAACGGACAAACGATACAGTTGAGCCGATACCGCATATACATCAAGCCGAGAAAAACGCAATAGACAAAGTTGAAAGGGAGCTGAAAATCAAGCTATGACATTATCACAATTTCACAAAATGCTTGAAGGCGCAGGATTGCCCGTAACCTATTACGAATTTAAAGACAATGTGCCGCCGCTTCCTTTTATTGTGTATTTGGAAACGAACACAAATAACTTTGCATCGGACGGCATTGTCTATGCAGAAATAAAGCGAATGGCTGTCGAGCTTTATTGCTCGGTCAGAGATTTAACCCTTGAACAGAAAATTGAAAATATTTTCACCGAAAATCGCATTTTTTGGCAAAAAGAATTTACATATCTTGAGGACGAAAAATGCTACGAAGTCATTTACGAAATGGAGATATAACAATGGCAAACAAAGTTAAATTTAACATTCACGATGTTTATTATGCTCCGAGAACAGAGAGCGGCGGAACAGTAACATACGGAACACCCGTCGCAGAAAAGGGAGCGGTTTCAATTTCACTTGAACCGCAGGGCGAGAGAACACCTTTTTACGCTGACGGCATCGAGTATTATGTTTCACAGGCTAACACAGGTTACGAGGGCGACCTTGTGCTTGCAATGTTGAGCGACGCATTCCGCACCGCAATATTTGACGAGGACACAGATACAAAGGACATAATGTTCGAGGATGCAAACGCAGAGCCGAAAAGCTTTGCACTTTCATTCACCGTTGACGGCGACGAAGGACCGGTTAAGTTTTGGTTTTTCAATTGCACCGCTTCAAGAACAAGTGCAGCATCTACCACTAACACCGAGACAAAAGAGCCACAGACGGAGACAATCACAATTACAGCACGACCCGAGCTTAACGGCTATGTAAGAGCAAAGTCAACGGCAACAACCGCCGATGCAGACCTTACAGCTTGGAATACCGCAGTTGTAGCATATACTTAATGTTTATCCCTCTGCCTTATGGCAGGGGGATTATTCGTATTTTGTAAAAGGAGAAAACAAATGATTATTAAAACAATAACAGTTGACAACAAAGAAGTTAAATTCGCAAACTCGGCGGCAATACCGAGAATGTATCGCCTTGCTTTCGGCTCTGACATTCTTCTTGATATGGCAGAAATGAAAAAGCAGATTGAAGCGAACAACGGCAGCCTGCCGATTAAGTGCTTGACAATTTTCGAAAATGTCGCCTATACAATGGCAAAACACGCAGACAAGGAAATCCCCGACACAATAGACGAGTGGCTTGACGGATTTAATTCTTTCAATATATATGAAATTCTGCCCGAAATTATGCAGTTATGGGCAGACGGACTTGAACAGAAATCAACTCCAAAAAAAGCGAACGAGCAATAGACCGAGAGATTAACACCGCATTGTTTTATCTAAGAGCCTTACAATGCGGCGTTTCTATTGCTGATTGTGAATATCTCTCAATCGGAATGATAAACGATATGTTTATCGAATGGAAAAATGACGAGTGCGAATATGACTATATCGCAACGCAACAGGACATAGACCGCTTATAAGGTGATTATATGGCAGACAGAATTAAAGGCATAACAATAAAGCTTGACGGCGACGCAACGGGACTTGATAAAGCTTTAAAAGGCGTTAACGGCGAAATAAGAGATACCGAAAAAGAGCTAAAAGATGTCAACAGGCTTTTAAAGCTCGACCCATCTAATACGGAGCTATTAGCACAGAAGCAGAGGCTTTTGACGAAGGAAATCGGCGACACGCAGAATAAATTAAAAACCTTACAGACCGCCGCAAAAGACGCAAAAAAAGCACTTGATAACGGCGAAATATCTCAAAAGCAATATGACGCTTTACAAAGGGAAATAATCGAAACTGAAAGCAAATTAAAAGGCTTACAATCGCAGGCGGAAAAGACCGGCAACGAACTCGCACAGAGCGGAGAAAAAGGCGCAAAGGCATTTGACGGAAAGAAACTCGCCGAAGGCTTGGCGACCTTTGGAAAAGCGGCAGGTGTGGCAATTGCGGCGGTTGGAGCGGCAACGCTTCAAGCATCAAAAAAATTTGTATCGGCGGCAAAGGATGTCGCAGAATACGGAGACGAAATCGACAAGATGTCGCAGAAGCTCGGCATCTCCGCTGAAAGCTATCAAAAATGGGATTTCATACTCGAACAGAACGGCGCAAACATTGAAAGCCTTAAAGCACCGATGAAAACACTTGCAACGCAGGCGCAAAAAAATTCTGATGCTTTTCAAAAGCTCGGCATCTCGCAGGAAGAAGTCGCAAAGCTTTCACAAGAGGAATTATTTGAACGCACAATCGCAGGCTTGCAGCAAATGGGCGAAAGCACCGAAAGAACGGCACTCGCTTCTCAGTTGCTCGGCAAAGGTGCAACAGAGCTCGGACCGTTACTCAATCAGACCGCAGAGGACACGGCGGCACTTGCAGAACAGGCGGAAAAATACGGCTTTATTATGTCAGACGAAGCGGTCAAAGCATCGGCGGCATTTGACGATAGCTTGAATGTTTTATCTAAAACCGCCGAAGGCTTAAAAAATCGTTTAATGGCAGAGTTTTTGCCTGCATTAACACAAGTTACAGACGGCTTGGCTCTTATCTTTACGGGAGATATGGGCGGTCTTGAAAACATAGAAAAAGGCATAAATGACCTTATAACAAAGATGAGCGAGAAAGCTCCGCAGATATTCGAAGTCGCTTCGACTATTGTTACGGGATTAGCAACCGCAATCATTAACAATTTGCCTGCATTATTCACGGCTGCGGTTGAGCTAATAATGAATTTAGCTGAATACATAATTCAAAATTTGCCGCTTCTTTTGAAAACTTCAATGACAATCATCGTGACACTTGCAGAGGGTATTATCAAGGCACTTCCCGATTTAATTCCTGCGCTTGTTGATGTTGTCCTTGAAATAACTGAATACTTAACAAATCCCGATACTTTGGTTATGTTGATAGAGGTCGGCGTAACGCTTTTATTTGCGGTTTTAGAGGGCATCTTCAAGGCTTTACCACAGATTATAGCAAGATTACCGCAGATAATAAATAATATAAAAAATTCATTCTTGACCGCCATTCCTACGCTGATAAACAGTATAGGCGAGCGCATATCGGGAGCTTGGCAATCTATAACGAACAGGGCGAAGCAATGGGGCACAGATATGATACAAGGTTTCATAAGTGGCATAATGAATATGATTAACCGAGTAGGCGAAGCGGCAGGCAAAATCGCAAATAAAATAAAATCGTTCTTGCATTTCAGCCGTCCCGACGAAGGACCGTTGAGAGATTACGAAACTTGGATGCCCGACTTTGTTGAAGGTTTGGCAAACAGCCTTGAAAAGTCAAGCTCAAAGCTTCAAAACACCGTAAGAGGAATGGCAACAGAAATGAGCGTCAATATGACAGCTCCGAACGGCATTTCAAATATGCTCGGTCAATATCTGCCGTATCTTGCGAATAGACAGCAGATTGTTCTTGATACGGGTGTATTAGTCGGCGAGACCGCTCCGATGTATAATCGAGCTTTCGGGCAGATAGCAAGGAGGGACACATTGAGATGATAGACACCTTAACTAACGGCTTCACGATAGAGGTCAACGGCACAACCTACCACTCAAAGACGGATTTCGGTCTTGCAATAAGCAACACTAATTACATCGGAGAGCCAGAGCAGGAAACCTCGTTCGTTTCGTTTCCCACGGTTTCGGGATTTTATGACACTTCGGAACTATTGAGCAAAGAGCCCGTTTTTAAAAGCCGAACGATAAACATTGAGGTCGGCGCAATAAATCCCCGTCTGTCTTGGGACAGCGTTATGTCTGATATACGCAACAAGCTTCACGGCAGGCTTGCAAAAATCATTTTTGACAATGACCCCGAGTGGTATTGGCAGGGCAGAGTTTCAATAGCAAATTTTGACCGCAAAAGACAGCTCGGCACATTCAACATCACAATGTATGCAGACCCGTTCAAGTACGCTGTAACGCCTATTATTGACACATACACGGCAAGCGGAGAAATTGCCCTTCCTGCTTCGGAATATTCAATAATTCCCGAATTTTATTTTACGGCAAATTCAGAAACAAGCTCGGGAAGCCTTATATATAATGACCGATGGGGATTTCAGCATCAACGGGATTTTGACGAGACTGATGACGGAAGTTATGTCGGATGGTTTAAAATTTCGCTTTTTAATTCGTTTTGTACCTCTCCCGAATTGACCTTAAACGATGCCGAAATGAAAGTGAGATGGAGGGCAAAATCTCTATGAACACTATTTTTTATAAAGGGCAAGAAAAGGTCATATTTCAAAGTGGTGATGCGGAAGCATCGGCAACAAATGTTAAATTGACAAGAGCCGACGGACAGCTTGCACAATTAGAATTTACGATTTTTGACACAAACCCATATTATGAAGAAATAGCCTTAAATGACTTGTTGATTGCCGACTACTTCAATGACCCTGTGCATAGTTTTATCGGCGTAGTTGTTTCAATTTCTCGCTCGCTTTTCGGCGGAAAAACAATTCTCGCGCTTTCGGCGGAGACCTTATGGGCGAGGGTGCTTGTTACACCGCAAAAGGCAACAACGAGGCTCAACGCAATAGATTATTTTAACGCTTTAATTCCCTTTATGGCAAGAAGCTATGGCAATGTTTTTGACTTTTCAAATGCTACCGTCTTGTTAGACCCGAGCGACACAATTGCACCGCTCGGCTATGAATTCACGGATGCCCTCTCAATTTTAAAAATGATTGAAGAAAATAACGGGATAGCACCGATGCTTCAATATGCGAACAACAAAGTTGCTGTTTATTTTAGAAAAAAATCAATTAGTTTGGGCGGAAACATCACGCTCGGCGTCAATATGCTTGACTATGCAGACGAATTTGCACTTGGCGACATTATAACAGGCGTATGGGCATTGGGAGCAGAGGACGGGACATATAGCTCGGGAGCAACAAAATATATTTGCATCACACAAAATGCAGGTGATACTGTTAACAACATTATTGAAAACCCGACGCTTGTTAACTTATACGGGCGAAACACCGTTGCAATACATTTCGGCGATATAACAGACCGCAACCTATTAAGGCAGCTTGCGACGGAATGGCTTGCGAAAAATGCTTTTGCTCAATTGTCATTGACTGTTAGCGGTTTAGATTTAAACATCATCACGGGTGAGGCAAGATACGGCACAGTTAACATAGGGCAGGAAATAACCGTTATTTGTCAACCATTAGGCGTTGAAACAACCTTAATATTGCAGGAACAAACGCTTGACTTTTTGCACCCCGAAAATTCAGTCATGAGGCTTGCGGGAAAAAGGGCATTAAGTTATACACAAACAATTCAAAGAAAGCTCGGAGGACTTTATTATGATTAAAAAATTAAAATTATCGGCAGTTACCACACAGCCGACCCCGACAATTCATTGCATACAATTCGATACCGACAGGCAAATTGAACTTTGCTTTGACGATATCGAACTTGCAGGCTTGCAGTCGGCAAGGATTTACGGCAAGAAACCCGACGGCACAGAATTTTATAACAATTGCACAATTGAGGACGGAAAGCTTATCGCTCCCTTAACCTCGCAGGCGTTAGCGGTAAAAGGCATCGTTCCCTGCCAAATTCAGCTTGTTTTCGGCGGAACGCTGACAACATACACCTTCAATGTAGTTGTTGACGATAGCCTTGTTTCAGAGTCAGCAATCGAAAGCTCAAACGAATATACGGCACTTGAAAACGCACTCGCAGAGGTCGAGGAAATAATCGGCGAAATCGGAGACGGCATCGTTAAAAGTGTAAACGGCTTAAAGAATGACATTTCACTTGTTGACGGAAACAACACAACCGTAACAACCGACACCGAGAACAGCGAAATTGCGGTCAATGTAGCGGTTGATAACGCATTGAGCGATACCTCCGAAAATCCCGTACAGAATAAAGTTGTCAAATCGGCACTTGACGGCAAGCTTGACCTTAAAGGCGGAATTATGCGGGGCAAAATCAATATGGGCGGTTACGATATAACAAATGTCAACGAATTGGCATTAAGAGTTGGCGACGGCAAAATAACAAATCTTACAGACCCGACAAGCGCAAAAGACGGAGCAAATAAAAATTATGTTGATACGCAGGACGCTTTCAACGAAAAGCTCGCAAACAAAGTAACCAAATTTACGGGTGACGAAACAGATACACAATATCCGTCAGCAAAGCTTGTTAATGATACCGTAACAGATATAACAAATCAAGTAACAGACGCACTTGACGGCAAGCTTGACCTTACAGGCGGCATAATGACAGGCAACATACAGTTGACAAACGGCGCAAGATTGCAGGTGCAAAGCTCGGCAAATAACCCTGCTATAACAATGGCAAACAAAAGAATTGCTGTTGTAGCCGACCCTGCGATTGATACAGACGCCGCTAATAAGAGATATGTAGACAATGCAATAGCGGCGGCACTTATCGTTGACACAGAGGAGGTAATTCCGTAATGGCAGATATTAACTTAACACAAGTTATTCACAATGTTAAAGAGGCTTATGTTGACCTTACAGGCGATACGGACGAAATAACCTATGGCAACATTTCAACGAAAATAAGCGAGATACAGACGGGCGGAGGCGGAGGCTATGGCGGTGTTTCGGTTGTACCGATACAGAGCATAGCAGAAGCAATGCCGACAAATACAACAGTTACAGTTTAAGGAGGAATAAATTATGCTTACACAGAATTTCAGGAGAATGGCGGTGGCTATGGCGGTGGCGTCACCGTACTTCCCGAGCACAATAAATGTAAAAGGTGAAACACACACTATTGCTGGCTATGCGAGCAAACCGACAATGGCGTTAATAACGGATATACAATCTTTGAAGTATTCCGCATTAGTTGCTGATACAAGCAAAACGGGCTCGTCAACCTTTGCCTTTGGAAGTGGGGATGCCACAGTAACAAAAGACGATATATGCTTTGCGGTTAATCCTACGCAAGCACCGAGCATTGACAATCCAAGCACATTGATTGCAGATACGGATTTCACTTTGATTTCAGCAACGAGAATAAACGCAAACAATCAAGGCATTAACAATAGGTGCGTTTTGGAACAAACATACACATACAACGGCACTTCACAGATTACAATAAACGAAATCGGTTTGATGTATAAAGACAACAGAGTTGCAGGCGAAGAATATATGACATTAGTTGCTCGTGAAGTTCTTGACAGTCCTATAACAGTAAACAACGGTGATACATTCAGCGTTTCAATGGTAATCGGTTAAGGAGGACAAAATATGAGCAACAAAACATATGATATTTTAAAATTCATAGCACAGGTAGTATTACCTGCTGTAACAACATTTTACGGAGTGTTAGGTGCAACGCTTAACATTCCGCACACGCAGGAAGTTATAACAATAGCTGTTGCGTTTGACACAATGCTTGGTACAATTCTTGGCATATCGTCAAAAAAATATCACGAAAGCGAGAGCGAGGACAATGCCGAGTGAGATAATTGTTGCTTTGATTTCGGGCGGATGCGCTCTTATAGGTGTTATCATAACGAACATCAACGGCAACAAAAGAATGGAAAATCAGCTCCGCATTTCGCAAGCGGTAACGGACACAAAAATAGAGGAATTGACAAGAGAGGTCAGAAAGCACAATGAATTTGCCGAACGAGTGCCGGTATTAGAGGAACAAATCAAAGTGGCAAATCATAGAATATCAGACCTCGAAAAGAAGGGAGCATAATATGTTAAAAGGCATAGACATAAGCAAGCATAACGGCAAGCTCACAGAAGCAGACCTCAAAGGCGTTGACTTTGTAATAATTCGTTGCGGTTTCGGTTCGGATTTCAAATTTCAAGACGACCCGCAATTCGAAAACAATGTCGCACTTTGTGAGAAACTCGGCAAGCCTTACGGCGTTTATTTATATTCTTATGCGAATTGCATCGAGAAAGCCGAAAGCGAGGCAAAGCACATTTTAAGGCTCACGGAAGGCAAGAACGCAAAGCTCGGCTTATGGTACGATGTAGAAGATGTAAAAATGCCTCGGGGAGATTTGCTTGTTCGCATAGTAAAGCATTTTTGCGACAGAACAGGCGCAGGCATTTATGCGAATCTTGATTGGCTCAATAATCGCCTTTATTCTCCCGAGCTTGAAAAATATCCGAAATGGGTCGCTCAATGGGCGGAAAAATGCACATATTCAAAGCCTTTTGTAATGTGGCAATACACAAACAAGCTCACAATTAACGGCAAGAGATTTGACGGCAATTATTATTACAACGAAAACGGGGCAAATTTGCCCGTTTTGAACAAACCCGAGAAATCAATCGAAGAACTTGCGAAAGAAGTAATTGAGGGCAAATACGGCAACGGAGAAGCACGAAAGAAAGCACTCGGCGACAAATACGATGCCGTTCAGAAGCTTGTCAACGAAATGCTCAAAAAACCGACACAAGCACCGAAAGCCGAATCGGTATATTACACCGTAAAAAAAGGCGACACCCTCTCGGGCATCGCTAAAAAATACGGCACTACTTGGCAGACATTGAAAAAGATAAACAACATCGCAAATGCAAATAAAATCTATGTCGGTCAAAAAATCAAAATTAAGTAGTCAACACTTGCAAGAAATAATTTAATGGCAAGTGAAAAATGACGGGAAGGGAGCAACCGCTCCCTTCTTTTTTTATGCCCGAAAATAAATTCAATTGTACACAATTTGCCGAATATTTGCCGAATATGATAGCCGATTTTTAACGATTTTCAACGAATTTTTGCGTACAAAAAGCAAAAAGAAAAAGTGCCGTAAACCGCATAAAATCAAGGTTTTTCAGCACTTTTTCAAATATTTTGTTTTGGTGACCCGGACGAGAATCGAACTCGCTCTATATATCGTATTATAAAGGCTTTACTGCGTTTCTGCCGAATATTTGCCGAATATACTATTTTCGGGAGACAACATTTCATTGAGTTTTACGATGCTTTTATTGCGCTTTGTGTTTCGCAAATGAGTATAAATACCGAGCGTGGTCTGAATCGTAGAATGACCCATAAATTCCTTTGCTTCGAGAACATCAACGCCTGCCTCATAAAGCAAAGTGCAATAAGTATGCCGGAGACAATGAAAAGTCGCATCAATAGCAATGCCTTGCGTTTTCTTTATTTCGTTAAGGTAAGAATCCCATTTTACTTGCCAATCGTTATTTGTGAAAGGTCGCCCGTTATTTTCTAAAACGAGGACATTTTCTTTTTTAACATTAAGCAAATGTTCACGGAGAACATCGGGCATCGGTACGGAGCGGATGCCTGCCTCGGTTTTCGGCAGCTTAATCGAATTATCTTTCGGATTGACCGCCTTATTGACATTGATTACATTTTTATCGAAATCAATATCATTCCAAGTCAGAGCGGCAAGCTCTCCACGCCTCAGACCGCAAAAAATGGAAATAAGGCAAACAGTTTGCAATTTGTGCGGCGTATTTTGAATTGCTTTTATTTCGGCATCCGTTATGGCGTTTCTTTTGCCCTTTTTAGCCGTTTTCGGTATAACTATATAATTTGCCGAATTAAAAGTTAAAATACGGTTTTGAATGCAATAATCAAATATACGGCATAAAATGTTTTTATATTCAACAAGCGTTTTATGAGAGGTCGGCTTGTCGGGATAATAAGGATTTGATTTTGCTATATCGTTTAATACTTCCTGACAATCGGCAGGGAGTATTTTTTCAACCGAAATATTGCCGAACTCCTCCTGCCATACCCTCGCCCGTGTTTTTTGTAATTGATACCATTCGGGGAGAACGGTTTGCTCGACCTGTGCAAGATAACGGTCAGCCCATACGCTAAAAGATTTATCGTCATTGA